GTATTGTAATCAATTTTCAACCCTTGAGGCGTGGGCCCAGATTTAGGTGGCAGAAGGTGGGTCTTTGGATATTTATTTGTTGGTTGCATCTTCTTCTACCATCTCTTCAAAATCAGATATAGTCTTAGTAACTTTATCACTTTGTAAGGATTGAATACCTTCATTAAAATCTTCTTGATCTATTAAACCTTTTTTTAAAGCTCTTTCTAAAAATTGTTGAATACGGTAGACCTGGCTTTGTGGTTCAAAAGCTGGAAGAACTTTTTTAAGAGCTTCTACTTCATCATCTAAGGTAAGTTCATTTCCTGGTTTTGGTGGGGGAACTATTGTGTCTGAGGTTTCTGCTGTCTCAATAATTTCAGTGTTTGACATGTCAGGGAAATCTTTTTCTAAAGGCGTGCCATCTTTAAATCCTGGACGCGTAAGATACGCCATCATCTGATTGTATTCGTGGATCTTCAATTTAGACCCCTAGGATTCCTGCTATACCGCCTGATCTTTTTGGTTCTGGAAGAACTCCTTTACCAATTAAAATATCTTTTTGAGTAATTTCTCCATCTTTAGATAAGTCTGGAAATGATCCACCAGCTAAAGTTATTCTTGCAAGCTCTTCTTCTTTTGCTTTTCTATTTGCCAATAGCTCAGTTATTTTTATTTCAATAAAATCGTCTATGGTTTTTCCAGGGTTATTATCTTGGAACTCTTTAAACTCTATTAAGAACTCTAAGTCTCTTTCATCTTCTGGATCCTCTGATGCTAGTTGCATGATGCCTTCACCTTTTCTCTTAACCTGTTCACCCATAGGGATACCTTGATCTTTCATTAACTCAATTACATCTACATCAGTTTCTTCAACTTCGTCTTCGAAGTCTCTTGGGTCATCTCCAGCTCTTAACATTTTTCTCATAATTCCTCCGCCCATTTTTTCTGTTCTTGGTTCTGGGTCCATTATTTTTATATTATTCCTTTTTATGTATTCAGTCAAGGTTTCTCCTGGCTTGACCCCTACACCTTTTTCATAGGCGTCGATTACGTCTTCGTATCGTTCTTCTTCCATTAATAATATGTCCTTTGTTTAGGCAGTATTGGCTCTTCCTTATAATCTTCAGGGTGTTGAATCAAACCACCTTGTCTAAATCTCATCACAGCCTGGGTCATACTATCGACCAAGTCATCATGATCCCCATACGGAAATGATAACTGTTTCAGGATTCCAGTAGCCGTATTGCTCCATCGCAATCCTACGCAACTCTGGAAACTCAAATCTACCTTTTAAAGAATCGACTAATATTAAATTAGGTGGATCATCTTCAGATGGCTGAAAAACTCCCCACGTTGTAATTGCAGAGTAATCTGCAGTTTCTTTTTTCATAAAAGCTGTATCATAAGATTGTATTACATGCTGCAAAGGTGGCAGCTCTTCGTCTTCCCAATCTTTCCACCACTCTCGTTTTATAAGTGCTCCTTCTTCTGAAGTAGGATTCTGCATGTATTGTGAATTCCATTTTGATAATGGTATAGAAGCTTTTACAGATTCTAAATCTTCTAGTTTCCAATACTCTGGCCAAACGGGTTTACCAGATGGAAGTATAGCAGGGAACTCTACTATCTCCCACTGATCTGCTTTAACTTCTTTTTGTGCATTTAATAATCTACCTGTTAAATCTTTTTCATTCCATCTAGTCATGATTACAATTATAGATCCGCCAGGTTGTAAACGTTGTCTAGGTCCTGATGTATACCACTCGTAAGTTCTATCCAAGGCCTGAGCATTCATCGC